GTATCTACTCTTTTCCATACTGATACCTTTTGCCAAAGCAATTGGATTTCGCAGCTGTGAAATTTTCTTCGTATACCATGCCATAGACTCACGAGATAATCTCTGTAAATCTGCAGCCGAGTGCTCTTCAGTTAGTTTAGTAAGTATTGATTCCATATTTTACATAAATAAGTGTGTATCGCCGGTGGTCAGACCGCATACACCCTAACGCTATTAAGGAGCATCAGCATGAGTATTTATAAGCTCAAATATAACTGCCTCGTTTGTAATAAAAAATCGTTTTCTCATCACAATGGCCTCACAAATCACCTAAAAACTCACAAATTAAATTCCAAATTATATTATGATAATTACCTTAAAAAAGAAGATGAAGGTTTTTGTTTGTCTTGTAAACTTGTGAAAGTTGAATATCGTGGTATAGTAAAAGGATATGGTGATTATTGTCTCAAATGTGGAATTAAAATTAATCAATGGTGTGGAGAAAAAGGCCAAATAAGAAAAAAACATTTATCTGAATCTATGATTGACAACAATTTTAGTGTGGGTAGACCTTTAGGATCAAAAAATATTAATTCTTATCCACAATCAGAAAAAGTATTAAATAGATATAAGGAATTTCCACCACCTTCTTGGTTGGGAAAGAAACATACATTAAAAACTCGTGAAAAAATGTCTGAAACTAGGGCAAAACTGATAAAAGAAAATGGTGGTAGTATGGCATATAAAGGTAAATTCAATCCAAAAAATCCGGAAAAATATAAAGGAGACCACAAAAATATAGTATGGAGAAGTACCTGGGAAGCAAAATATATGGATTGGTTGGATAGAACTGAAGCTGTTATTAGTTGGTCAAGTGAGGAAGTTGTAATTCCTTATAAAGATCCTTTGGACGGACATCTTAGACGTTATTTTGTTGATTTTTATGTTCAAATAAAAGACTCAAAGGGAAAAATTAACACATATCTCATAGAAATCAAACCAAAATATCAAACTGTTGAACCTGTTAAAAGAAGTAGAACAACACAAAAATACATAACAGAAGTTTATACATATGCAGTTAATCAATCAAAATGGAAAAAAGCTGAAGAATATTGTATGGACCGAGGATGGCAATTTAAGGTATTAACAGAAGATGATTTAGGAATTGGTAATAAATAGACCATATTCATTTTTTAAAAGAAATCAATGGCCATCATTTCAATACCAACATCAGTTGCTGGTGTATCATTACCGGGTCAATTAGGTAACCTCGCCAAAGGTCCACTAAATGCTTTGTTTGCAGGTTCTGGTGTAGAAACACTCAAGTATCCTTCCGATTTAGCAACAGATCCAACGAAATCACACTTTGTGTCTTTCTCTGTGAAAGAGATTGTGCCTGCTGGTTTTACATCAGATAATGGTACTATAAACGGTAACACTATTGGTTTAGGTGGTTTAGTTAGAGCAACTTCAGCAATTGGCCAAGCGTTTTCTAGTGCTAGTGGTGCAAGCGGTTTAACAGGTATTTTGAATGCCGCATCAAATATAACAAATTCTGCAAGCAATTTAACTAATGAAGTAACATCTTTTTTAGATACTACTAGCACTACAATAGGTGGAGGTGTAACTAAAGGTTTGTCAATAACACCAAGAACAACAAATCCCAGAGCAGTTATTTCTTTGTATATGCCTGATACATTAAATGCTTCATACAATTCACAATATAATACTTTGGATTTAGCCACAGACACCGGTATAGTACAATCACTCAGGCAAATTAGTCAACTTGCAGGTAAAACTATTGGTGGCTTAGATTTTGGTTCTTTAGATGGTTTTAAGAAAAGTGCAGTAAGCGCAGGAAATGTTATTTCTACTGATCCAAATGCGTTAGATTTGGTAACCAAAATTGCAGGTTCTAAATTTAATATAGGACAAACTGGCACCGTATTATTAAAAGGTCAAGGTTATGCCGTAAATCCTCAAGTACAAATGATTTATCAGGGTGTAAGCCTACGTGAATTTCAATTGTCTTTTGTTTTTACACCAAAATCAGCCGATGATTCTAAACAAATTGATGCCATCATCAGAATGTTTAAGTACCATTCTTTGCCATCATTGCAAGCGGGATCACAAACGTCAACAGATAGTATGTTCTTAGTTGCGCCGTCAATATTCAATGTTGATTTTTTAATCAATAGTAGTCAAAACATATATTTGCCAAAATATGGCGATTGTGTATTGGAAAATATTGATGTTAACTATGCACCTAATGGTTTTGCAGCTTTTGATTCTGGTGCGCCTGTACAAACAACTTTAACGCTAAGTTTTAAAGAGACAGAAATTCTTGACAAACAAAAAATTAAATCAGGAAGTTTAAGATAATGTTTTATTTTAATTCATTTCCAAAAGTCTTAACAACAGACTACAATAATAATGGTATAGTTTTAACGAATATTCTAAAACGAGTAGAAATTATACCTTCATTGTTAAAAAATCCTTTATTGTTTTATCAATATGATTTACAAGACGGTGATACACCAGAGATAATTGCCAATAAGTATTACGGTGATTCTTATAGATATTGGATTCCTTTGTTTGCCAACCAGACTATCGATCCTCAATGGGATTGGGCTTTACCTTCAAACGTTTTTGATGATTACATTGTTGCCAAATATTCTGATGCGGCACAACAAGCCAATGTAGCAAGTGTTTTGGTTTACACACAAAGTACAGTAAAACAATATGAAAAAACTGTTGTGACATCAGATAGTTCTACCATGACAAACACAACAGATGTATATGTTATTGACGAAACAACATACAATGCATTGGTTCCAGGAATATCATCAAAGACTTTTCCTGATGGTTCTACGGTCACACAGACAGTAACAGCTGAACCTGTGAGTATCTATAATTATGAAGTTAGAGATAATGAAAACAAAAGAACAATAAACATTGTTAACTCAGTTTATACATCAGAATTAGAATCACAATTTAAATCATTGATAGGATCATAAAATGAGTACAGCAGTACCATTAGCTCCTGGTATTCGTTATCCACAGGACTTTTCAATACGAAATTTGACCTTGTTATCGGCTGTTGGTGCAGTTGATTTAAAAATGGTAATGACGGAGTTATCATATCAAGAGGACTTATTCAACAATACAGCTTCAGGTTATTTGATGATAACCGAATCAATGAACTATGTTGAATCACTCAATTTAAATGGTAACGAGTTTTTAAGAATCACTTTCAGTAAGAGTGGTGATTCTTCTACCGAAATTGATAAACTCATGAGGGTTTATAAACAAGACAAAAGAAAACTTGAAGGTAATATTTACACGGTATCATATTGTTTATACTTTTGTTCAGAAGAAATGATTTTGAATGAACAGTATAAAATATCTAAAGCATATCCTGGAAAAGCAGTATTTGAAAATGTTGTTGATATTCTTTTGAATGAATTGAATGTGCCTGTAGAAAGACTATCTAATATAGAACCAACATATGGTGTCTATGATTTTGTATTACCAACAATTAAACCTTTTGATGCTATCAATTGGATGTCTGTATATGCAAGACCAACAGCAGGTACAGTTGGTTCTGACATGATTTTCTATGAAGACAAATACGGTTTTAATTTTAGGTCTTTACAGTCTTTGATGGGCGGTGACACTTATTGTAATTACACATATAATCCTAAAAATACTGATCCATCAAATTTAAATGAATCTGTGTATGATGCCTTAACATATGAAATACTAAACTCTTATGATGTATTACATGGTATCAATTCTGGTGCATTTGCCAATCAATTAATATCAGCTGATATTTTGACAAGAAGAAGAGCTGTTACAAATTTTGATTATGCAAAATATCAAAAAGATCCATCATCGGTACAATTGAATCCTTTTCCTGTAGCAAATGAGTATCAAAATCGTTTTGGTGACGAATTGAATCAGTCATCTCAAGCCGTATTAAAGTTGGTATTTTCAAATTATAACGAAGCCACAACACCATACATCAAACAATCTGAAGGATCGGTAGCGCACAATATTTTTGCCGAGACATACATACCATACAGAACTGCACAATTGGCTTTAGCTAATTATACACGAGTAAAGATATCAGTTCCCGGAGATTCTAATATAACTGTTGGTTCTGTTATTAACTTCAATCTAGGTTCTATTAATCCTAATATTACTGATCCTGATGCTTTTTATTCTGGTAATTATTTGGTGACTGCTGTTAGACACTTGATTTCCAACAGATATATAACTGTATTAGAGTTAGCAAAAGATAGTGTGCCAACACAATATGCTTCTCCTGATAATAATTCTACAATATGGACAAATACCTCTGAAGGTGTAATGAATGGGTAAAACGGTAAACAATTTTGCTGGACTTAATGGTTTTGTGTGGTGGGTAGGAGCAATTGAAGATAGAATTGATCCGCTTGGCATGGGTAGATGTAAGGTTCGTATTTTTGGTTGGTATGGCGACAACATAGATATTGCTGATTTGCCTTGGGCACATCCAATGAACTCAATTAATGGTTCAAAAACGTTATCTGTTCCTAGACTTGGCGAATGGGTAGTTGGATTTTTTATGGACTCAGAATCAGGCCAATTTCCAATCATGATGGGTGTTCTTCCAGGTATAGTTGTAACATCACCTTCATCACCACTAGCACAAGATTCATTAATTGGTACTCCTAGTTCATCAGCAGAAATTGCAGCTGCTGGTGGTAACAATAGTGCAGATTTGGCAGCTGGAGAAGAAAGCGGAACATAATGAACCACGAAAAAAATAAAACAATTCACGATTTGCACATGCTTGCGGCTGAAGCACAGATTCACCACAATCAATTTCTTGGTGGTGCCTTGTCTGTTGATGAGTATGTACAAAAAATTGATAACTTACGCAACCATGAAGAAATAACAACTGAACCGCATCACGCTGAGCGAGATGCTCAATATAGAAACATGATTATAAATATCAAAAACATTTCTGAAAGATTCAAAGCATGAGTACACCAGATCCAACAAATACAGCAGATAAAACCGACACTGGTGGTGAAGCCAATCCACCAACTGTAAAAAATTCAGGTGATGCACCTCAAGTTGGCTCACCTTCTGTTCCTTCATTGGGTCGTGGTGTTTTAAAGAATACTACCATAAATTCTTTGAATAATTCAATATCACATATGTGTGATTTTTCTTATGATGTACAAAAAAGCGTTGGCCTTAAAAAATTTCTAAAGGCAATTGCCAACACAATTAGGCAAGGCATTAGAGCAATCATGAGAACTTTAGGTTTAACTGATCCATCGGGAACAGGTTCACAACTTATTAACTACCTTAAAGGAAAGTTATCTGAAATAAAAGCTTTCATTAAAAAATATGTACAAAAAATACAAGATTTTATTAAATTTGTTGTTCCATATATTAAGTGGGCTACTGCTATGATGGCTTGGATTGTAGCTTTACCTGCAGCGTTTGTTGTAATTTTAGCTGATTGTTTAAGAAAACTAATCAAAGCAGTTGCAAGTGTTTTTTCAGATGCATGGAAAGAAAGTGCTACCGAAGTTTTATAATGAGGAAAAAATATGTCTATAGCAAGTGATATGGCCGTTTTAATGGCGTTGATTGAACAAGCAAATAATGTCGTTAATTCCGCAAACACATACGTTGACCAAGCGGCAACACAAGGATCAAGCCAATCATCAACCACAGTTTCAACACTAACAACATTAAATACTACAGCATCAGCAATTTCTATACCAAGTGGAAATGGTATCAATTCATCTGTTGTTACTGCTGCAGCTATTAATCCAACAAATCAAGAAGATTTGACAAACGCAACATCATCCATCACAACTATTCAAGCAGCCAGCCCATCAGCAAATTCTGTGGCAAATACTGCTGCCAATACTGTTGGAACTGTTTCTAAAACTGGACCTTAAACATGACTAAATTAAAAAACGGTGCCATTGAGCCGCCTCCATTCCCTGGTACATGGACAGAACCCACATCTAATGCTACCGCTAACACAGCGCCAGTATATCCTTATAATAATATAACGCAAACAGAATCTGGCCATTCAATTGAATTGGATGATACACCAAACGGTGAACGAATTCGTGTACAACATGGAAAATCTAACACATTCTTTGAAATGAATGCTTCTGGTGATTTTGTCATCAGAATTGAACGTGATGGATATGAAATTATTGCCGGAAATAAAAATGTATCTGTTAATGGTACTTGTAACATCACTATTGCCGGTGATTGTAATATGCAAGTTCAAGGCAACATGAACACACAGGTAAACGGTGATTATAATTTGACTGTTGCCGGTAAAACAAACATTAGAAGTGTTGGTGAATTATCTTTATCTTCCGATGATGATGTTGATATCGCAGCTAACGAAAATTTTGAAGGTGCAGTAAGAATTTCTGCTGGCGACCAAGTATACTTGGATGCTGAATTGTTTGTAGGTGGTTCTGCCACATGTGACTCATTAACAGCCGAATCTCGTGTCAATGCCGGCATGGGTATGACCGCTGGACCTTTTGGATTCACCTCAGGACTTGGTGGTTTATCTCTTGGTTTCCCAACACCATTAACTCCTGTGGCTGTTCCTGGTAGTATTAATACTGTAGGTCCTATTACCTCACTCATATCAGTTTCGGCACCTTTAGGTAATTTTTTAACGGTGACTTGTGGTACCATGGATGCAGTTTGGATGACAGACGTAATCAATACAAAAATATTTGATACACATCAGCATATTGCTCCATTTGGAATAACTTCACCACCACTTTCGCAAATGCTTTAAATTGAGGATATTATGGCACAAGTAAATAATGCAACAGGAGTATACAATACACTAGGAGTAAATACCAGTTTATTGGGTGATTCGTTAACGAATTATACACCAGATGTTCAAAAACAAATGACCTCACTTCCTCCTGTCATCACTTCATGGCAGGCTCAAGATATTGCAAATAATACTGTTGGTGGATATACGCAAAATCCAGTTCTTCCTAGTATACAACTGCTTAGTGATGCGGCAAATAACATGTTATCTTATACACCGGTTATTTCTTCTTCTGGAGAAATTGACGCATTATTTAACTCAATTTATACCGATAGTCAATACCTATCAATTGGTAATGAATCAGTTTTAACACAAAACGCACAAACATTTTTATATCACACCAATAGATTATCTGGTACCAGAATTGCACAAGATGATGCAACTGCAAAAATTGATTCTACCAACTTGCCTTATTATAGTGTAGCAATACAAACAGCAAAAACAGCATCATACATTGTCAATCAAACTGATGGTGTGGCGAATAATTCTGTTATGTTGAGTTGTTTTACTAGTATTTTGGCAGCCAATCAGTTTATACAATTGGCCAATACCGTATCACACGGTGCAAACACACTCATAGCAAGCCTTTATTATGTGGCTCCAGGTGAAGGTGCTGGTTCTGATTATTACAGGTCAAATATAAGTTTACCCGTTATTACTCAGATAAGTAACGATTTTGCAAATAGTGTAAATTTGATGATGGAAAGAGAAACTGCGGATATTACATTTTATGTGAATTTGAAGAATTTGATATCAAATTACAATACCACCAAACAATTTACAAACATGGGTGAAACGGAAAAGCTGTTGGTAAACACATTTATTGGTACTCCAAAGATTATCAGTCGAGTTAACTCATAAAATGGAAAATTTCAAAATCCTGCCGGAGCTCCGAAAAAGTCCGGACGGTTACCAAGAGTCCGGAAAGCATTTTTACTCCTAGGCTCTATAAATAAAGAATGGCACAATTAACAAACTTATATTCCGATTTAGATTTAACATTCAAAAGTATACCAGTTACCAAGGATGTTGCTAGAAGATATGATGACCAAGCAGTTATTGCTTCGGTCAGAAGTCTGCTATTGACTAATTTTTATGAGAGACCATTTCAACCAAATTTAGGTTCAAATGTTGATAAACTATTGTTTGAACCAGTAAATGATTTGACAGCTGGTTTAATTGCAAACGAAATCACAAATGTTATAAACAATTTTGAGCCTAGGGTTAGTATTGAAACGATTAACGTGACTCCTAATCTGGCTGAAAATTCTTTTATAGTTAAATTACAATTTTATGTAGGAAATAACACTACACCAACAGCTGTAAATCTGTTTCTCCAAAGGTCAAGGTAATGGCATCTTCAAACACAAATATTCAAGTTGCTGATTTAGATTTCAATAGTATTAAAACTAATTTTACTACGTATCTACAATCACAAGACACATTTAAAGATTATAACTTTCAAGGTTCAGCTTTATCTACACTATTGGATGTCTTGGCATACAATACACAATATAATGCCTACTATTTGAATATGGTGGCCAATGAAATGTTTTTGGACTCAGCACTACAAAGAAGTTCTGTTGTTTCTCAGGCAAAATTACTAAATTATACACCAAAGTCAGCAATTGCACCTCAGGCTATCATCAATTTTACAGCCAACGGTGTCATAGACACATCATTTACATTACCAAGATTTACAAATTTTTTATCTGAAGCCGTTGCTGGTGTGAATTATAACTTTGTAAACACCGATTCTGTAACTGTGAATGTAAATTCTGGCACAGCAACATTGAATAATCTAGTACTTAAACAAGGTGTTCCTTCAACATTTACTTATACTGTTAATAGTACTACAAATCCAACATATACTTTTGAAATTCCAGATGCAAATGTTGATACGACAACTATACAAGTTATTGTACAACAATCATCATCAAATAGCTCTTTTGATATTTACCAGCCAGCATCCGACTTTTTGGCATTAACACCAACTTCTTTAGTTTATTTTCTACAAGAAGGTTTGAATGGCAATTATCAGATTTATTTTGGTGACGGCATTTTAGGTAAACAACTTGCAGACAATAATATAGTCAATATTTCATACATTTCAACTAAAGGTATTGCTTCTGTTGGTGCAAATAATTTTGTGTTGATGGATAGTATACCAACTTTATCAACATATACAATAACACCAGTTGTTCCTGCATCCAACGGTGGTTCTAAAGAATCAATTGATTCTATTAAATATCAGGCACCTAAATCTTACTCAGCACAAAATAGAGCTGTGAGTAAAGAGGATTATATTACTATAATACAACAAAATAATTTAGGTGTGTCATTTGATGCGGTAAATGTATGGGGCGGTGAACAAAATGATCCTGTGGTATATGGTCAAGTATTCATTGCTTTGAAACCAACAGGCGCTTACTCTCTAACAAATACACAAAAACAAAGACTGATTAATGAAGTTATTAAACCAATTTCGGTACTTACAGTTGAACCAACAATTGTGGATCCTGATTACACATATATTCAATCTACAATCAATGTAGTTTATGATCCAAAGAAAACATCATTGACAGCCAATGGCATTTCATCTGCTGTCCAATCGGCAATCAGTACTTTTGCCACAACAAATTTAAATACATTCAATTCAACTTTCTCCGTATCTGATTTGATTCTGGCTATTAGAAATGCAAGTCAATCTATCGTGACAAATGAAGTTAATATACAACTTCAAAAGAAATTTTATCCAAATTTATCCAATTCAACTAATTATACATTTAATTTTAATGTGCCTATCAAAAAAGGTACATTCTTGAGTGGTATCAGTAGCTCACCATCAATCACATACACAACATCAACCGGTACATATAATGATGTTTTCATTGAAGAAGTTCCAGCTGCAACTACTGGTGTAGATACGATTTCTATTCTCAATGCAGGTTATGGTTATCAATATGCACCTAATGTAACCATTATTGGTGACGGAACAGGTGCAACAGCTGTGGCATCTATTAATGTAAACGGCACAATTAAATCAATTACCGTAACAAATTCAGGAAATAATTATACAACAGCTTACGCAACGATTACACCCGTTACATCAGATAATACTGGACTTGGTGCAGTTGGTGTTGTTAATTTACAAGGTAGATATGGTACACTAAGAACATACTACAATAACACAAACAATGGTAAAACAATATTGAATACTAATGTTGGTACAATTGATTATGCAGCTGGTATCATAACACTAAATGCTTTCAATCCGTCACAAGTAAACAATTCGTTGGGACAACTAACCTTATCGGTAACTCCAACCACCACAATCGTATCTTCAACTTTCAATAGAATCATTACAATTGATCCTTTTGATTCCAATGCTATTTTGGTTAACGTTACTACTAAGACAACATGATAACTAACGGCCACAAAACCTCGGTACTTGTTCCGTACCAACTTCCTGCTTTCATAAGGGAAAATCCTGATTACGCCAATTTTGTACTCTTTGTGCAGGCGTACTATGAGTGGTTGGAACAAAATGGTAACGTTTCAGATATCAGTAAGAATATCTTAAATTATAGAGATATTGACCAAACTTCTAGTGAATTTTTAAATTACTTCACCAATGATTTTTTACCTTATTTTCCACAAGACGCATTAATCAGTAAAGATAAAGCGGTAAAAGTAGCAAGACAACTGTATCAATCTAAAGGTACACCAGCTTCTTATCAATTCCTATTCAGAGTTCTTTATAACTCAGATTTTGATGTTTATTATACAAAAGATTCAGTATTAAGAGCTTCTGCTGGTAACTGGTATGTGGCTAAAAGTTTGAAATTGGCTACAACCGATGTTAATTTTTTATCAATAAACAATTACAGACTATTTGGTGAAACAACCAAATCTATTGCCACAGTTGAGAACTCTGTAAAAACCGGTAATAAAATAGAAGTATTCATCTCCAATATTGAAAGGCTGTTTCAGTCTGGTGAATTTGTTCGTGTTGTAGACAATGCGAATCAAGATGTTTTGTTTGGTGGTTATGTACTTAGAGCCAAAGTTGTGGGTCAGATTAGTCAAATCAATATTGATCCCAATAATCGTGGTCTATTATACCAACCTGGTGATCCGGTTATTGTTTATGGTGGTTTGGAGTCTGCCAACGGACATGGTGCAACAGCAGAAGTTGGTACAGTAACATCAGGTTCTATTAAAAATATTAATGTTATTACTGAAGGTTATGGATACGATTATAGTCCAAATACAGTAATCAATATTACTAATGCACCTGGAGCCAATGCTGTCGTGGGTTCTTTAGATCCTAGAGCCAATTCTGCAGCCAATGTGAGATATGTTCCTCTAGATTCTATTTCTTTACATCAATACATTCAATTAGGCAATACTGATTATCATTTTGCAAACATGATTAATGCAAATGCCAATACAAAGCTGTCTGATGCTTTCTCATTTTTAAACACAGCATTATATCCGATATCTTCTATTCTACTATTGAATGGCGGCGGAGGAATTAAAAAACCTCCAGTGGTTACCGCAGATTCAAGATATTTGGATGACAACAATGATTTTGCTGAGATTAAAAACATTGGTATGTTGGCACCAATTCAAATTTCTAATGGTGGCCAAGGGTATAGACTGAACGATACTATTGTTTTTACTGGTGGTTCTGGTTACGGAGCACAGGCTAATGTGACAAACGTGGCTTCTAATGGTATGATTAGAACAATTCAATACGTTTCCAATGGATACTATCCTTTGGGTGGTATGGGTTACAAATCAACATCTTTACCTACAGTTACTGTTAATTCAGCCAACACTCAAGCATCTAATGCAAGCATTTATATACCAGGTATTCTTGGTGATGGTGCATCTTTCTCAGTTCTTACTGACAGAACCGGTTCAATTACAACAATCAATATATTGGATAACGGTGAAGATTATATTGCTAAACCCAATGTATCTCTAAAGGTACAAGATATTGTGGTATCTAACGTGGCCATTTCTAATCTTCCACAATTGGGTGATGTTATCTATCAAGGCACATCTATTGATATTGCTACATATTTTGCGACAGTCAATAATGTAACTCTACTAACACCCAACGGTGATCCATCTTTGAGTTTATATAATCTAAGAGTATTTGAATACAGTTCTATACCAGATCCAAATATGGTTTTAAAAATTAATGGTAAAAATATCAATTTATTAATGGCCAATACCGCTTTCAATGATAATTACAATAGTAATGGCGTTAGAATATATGGTGATGGCCGAGCAAAAGCTAATGCAAGTTTCTTAAATGGTCTTGTAATCAGTCAAGGACAATACCTAGATAAACAAGGACAACCAAGTTCTTTTGATGTGTTACAGAGTACTAATTACAACAACTACACATATCAAATTACGGTTGAAAAAGAAATTGCTAAGTATAGAGATATACTACTTAACTTGTTACATCCAACAGGTATGAAAATGCTTGGACGTTATGTTTTAAATTCAAACGCAGCATTTCAATCAACAGCATATAGTAGTTTGACACAATCCTAAAATATAGATAAATAAAATATGGCTTCTAATAATTTACTCACATATAACGCAAAAGTATCTTCAGTTGAACAGGTGTATTTTTCACCTGTGGCTGTTGTGCCGCCATACTATACAGTACCGTTGTCTTCATTGTATTGTTTTTTGTCTAAGGTTGATCCATGGACAGATGATAATAATCCACCAGCTCCAACACAAGACCAAAAATATATTAAACAAACATTTAAAAATATGTTTGTTGCTAAAAATATTACATCTAATGATATATCACCAGTTGTTAAACGTATGGATTGGACTACAGGTGTAACTTATGATTACTATAATGATAGTGTTGATATGTTTGCTTTGAACCTTGATGGTAGCAATGTATATAATTTTTACATTAAAAACCAATATGACCAAGTCTTCAAGTGTCTTTGGAACAATAATAATCCATCGACAGTAGAACCATATTTTGAACCTGGTTCTTATGGCACAAATAACATTTATACAGGTTCCGATGGTTATAAATGGAAATTCATGTACACTATCGACACCGGCACTAAAGTTAAATTTATGAACGCTGATTGGATTCCAGTTCCAGTCGGTTCAAACACTCCAAATCCATTATTGACTTCTGCTGGTGCAGGTAATATTGATGTGATTAATATAACAAACGGTGGTTCTGGTTACGATTTAGCAAACGCTGTGGTGACAGTGACGATTACAGGTGATGGTACTGGCGCAACTGGTACAGCCAACGTTAATGGTGGTGTGATTACAGACGTTATAGTCACAAGTACTGGTACAAACTATACCTTTGCAAATGTAGCTATCACATCTTCAATCGGTTCTAATGCTACTGCGATTGCACCAGCTTCACCAGTAGGTGGCCACGGATTTGATCCTGTGTCGGAATTAGGTGCATCTCATGTGATGTTTGCTGTGGAGTTTAATGGTTCTGAAACTGGTATCATACCAACAGACATTACCTATCATCAACTAGGTGTTGTTATTAATCCAACAACTTCATCGTTGAGTCCAGCTCCAGCAAACGGTGCAATTTATAAAACTTCAACTGATTTAATTGTTGCTCCAGGTTTTGGAGCGTATGTGAACGATGAGATTGTATATCAAGGTGATGTCAATAATCCATCATTTAAGGGAACAATTTTAAGTTTTGACCCAGCAAGCGATGTAATTAGACTGATAAATACAACAGGAAGTTTAACAACTAATGCACCTGTCTTTGGACAAACATCAAAAACTACAAGAACGTTGTTAACCTATAGCGTCCCAGACTTCCAGATTTTCTCAGGTTATATGTCATACATAGAAAATAGAAGTGGCATTACAAGAAGCACAGACGGTATAGAACAATTCAAATTTGTATTAGGTTACTAACTTACATTTTATATAAATACTCCTATAATTTAGGAGATTTTAATGGCTATTATATACAGAGTAACAAATGAAATAAATCAAAAAAAATATATTGGTTATACCAAAAATTTTAGAGAAAGAAAGAATAGACATAAAGATTCTGCTCTAAAAAGAAACTCTCCATTTGCTTTCCACCAAGCCATTCGTAAATATGGTTGGAATAATTTTAAATGGGAAATAATTTATGAAAGTTGGGATGATGAACATTGTTTAACCGTTATGAAACCTCATTTTATTATTGAATATGGAACTTTTGGTGAAAATGGTTATAATATGGATAAAGGTGGCCGAAAAGGCATGCTTGGTTTAAAAAGAAAACCATTAACAGAAAATCAGAAAAACAACATTAGTGTTGGAACAAAAAAGAATGCTTTGAAAGGGAAAGATCATCCAATGTATGGTACAAAAGCCAATGAACAGTTCTTAATGGCTTCAAAAACTTCTATGTCAGGTAAAAAACATTCCGATGACACCAAGAAAAAGCAAAGTGAATCTAGGAAAAAATATTTAGAAGAAAATATTAATGGTATGTTTGGTAAAAAACACAATGAAGGAACCAAACAAAAAATGAAACTAAAAAAAATGCAAAAATGGCAGCTATACGATAAATCAACTAAGGAAAAAATCATAATAAATGATTT